GCTGTAACATACACAATCCAAGGAAGACTTGACGGACTTAACACTTTTATTTATGCAAACAGGACCAATCCATACAAAGGTGCCAGATGCAAAAAAAACAATCAAAAAATTTGCAAGGCATACATACCACAATGGCTAAAGAAAAAGCATATAAAATTTCCAGTGATTCTGGAAATTAAGTGGTATGAAAAGAATAAAAGACGTGATCCAGACAATGTCTTTTCGGCTATTAAGTACATATTAGATAGCTTGGTAGAAGCAGGAGTGTTCCCAAACGATGGTCAGAAACAGGTAGAGGGTATCGTTAACTGGATAAAGGTCGATGCAAAAAATCCAAGAATCGAGATAACAATCTACGAAAACGGAGACAAATATTAAGCAGGAGGGCAATGATGCAAATAAACATAAATACAGACTGGGAATGGTATGAAAACACAAATGTATTTAGATTGTTTTATCATTGCCTACTACATACAAATTTAGAGGATAAACGGTACTGCGGAAAAGAAATTAAGGCAGGACAATTTGTTTCTTCTATAACAAGAATCAGTGCAGAGACAGGATTGACAGAATCGCAGGTCCGAACAGCACTAAAGAAACTAAAGGACACTGGGTACATATCCACAAAAAGTACAAATAAATACACGATATACACAGTGATTGGGTATCAAGAGTACATAGATTGTGGACAAGTTGCAGAAACGACTACCGAGGAAAACAAGGTAGTTGAAAATGGAACAAAAATGGAACAAACAGTGGAAAAAGTAAAGGAAACTTGCGAGAAATCAAAAGAAAATTGCGAAAAGTCGAACAAAAAAGCAATCAATGAATGTTTTGAAAGACTCTGGAAACAGTACCCGAATAAACGTGGTAAAGGGCAGGTATCCGATGCAAAGAAAAAAGTATTGTACCAGATAGGAGAGGAACATATACAAAGAGCATTACAGCGGTATCTTGACGGATTAGAAAGGGATGCTTCGTGGAGAAAACCACAGAACGGCTCAACATTCTTTAATTCGGGATACGTTGACTATCTGGACGAGAATTACGAAAAGCCACCAGAACCGAAGCCACAGCGGAATCCTGCAAGTGTCTTAGAGTGCGAAAGAGATTATGACTTTGATAATTTAGAAATGCAGTTAATGCAGAAACAATTAGAGTAAGAAAAAAGGAGTGATGGAAAATGTATCAAATGAGTTTTTTTAGTAATGAGATAGCTTTACGAAGCTCTTCCATTACTAAACAGACTAGAAGAGAATCATACAAAAAGGTTAATAAAGAAGCAATACATATCTTAATTCTTGAAGAATTAGAATACGGAGCAATGACAGCACGAGAGATTGCAACAGTGTTGTACAAACACAAAAAAGTATTAGAACCGACAAGGCAGCAGGTACAACCACGGCTAACGGAGTTAGTGCAGGACGGACGTATTGAGGTGTGTGGCAAACGACACGACAGTTTGACAGGCAGGAATGTAGCAATCTACAGAAAGGTGGCGGAAGAAGATGGGGTATAAGAAATTCACAACAGAATTTAAAAGAAAAGTTGTTGCGGAAAGTAACGCAAGACATGAGGTAAAGAGCGTTGCAAAAGAATACGGCATTGATTCATCCACCCTCTTTAAATGGAAAAAACAGAACTTAGATGAAAACAAAGAAGAAAACGCCCCATATTCTCGTGAATACATAAAAATGGTAGTAAAGACAAGACTGACAAAAAACAATACGTCAAAATCTTGCTCACAAATGTTTAAGATTCCAGAGTATTTGATTACATTTTGGACAGAAAAATTTGGGAATGAAGTAAGAAAAGAAATTGAAGCAGAACAGCAACGTAACAAAAGAAAACCTAGAGGTATTCATGTTACATCCAGTGCTGTCTACTGGAAATAAAAACTAAATAATACTTTTCTGGTTTGATTCTCTGCCTAAGTAACTGTAAATAATGTTTTTTTGTATTTTCAGATTCTTCCATTTTTCATTTTTTATTAGGCAGAGACTCAAGCCAGAAAAGGCTTGTTGCACAGGATTTTTGTATACCACACGACAACTAAATAAAAGAATCCTAGCAACGCATAAGTACAATATAGCTATTGTATAAGTCATGATTTCCCCTGCTATTAACGGCAGGGGAGAGAATGGACAGGAAAGGAGCAGAAATGAAAATTTATAATAAAATAACAAAACAGTTTGTAAAATCAGACAAATTAAGAAAATTAGATGATTGTTTTATCATTGAGTATACGGAACGATATGAAAAAACAATTAGATATTTTTTTAAACCACAGTGGGAAGAAGCAGAGGGTGCAGAAGAACTTTTAAAAAACGTTATGCGGTGTCTTAACAATGTGACAGCAAACAATGTTTTAGACATTGAAACTATTGGAAAGGAACATGATACTATCATCCAACTTAAAATTGAATTAGAGGAAACTTCAAAAAGAAGCGGATTAATATATAACAAGTTAACAAACGTGATCTCGATTGATAATTGGTATTTAAAGGATAACGACCTTGAAGTGGCATTAAAAAAATATTTGGAATATCAAAGGAGTTGGAAAAATGAATATTAATAACCTTACAGAAACAGGACACCGAAAAAGACGCTAATTAAAGAAAATCTTAGAAATGTTGGAAGAACAGGATTTAAGCTTGCAAAAGATTTAGAGGTGGGAGAATGACTAAAAATGAAACAATAACAATAAATGAAATAATAACACAGAGATTTCAAAGCCACTTATATAATTGCATAAAAGAGTCAAATATTCCTGCTATGCAATTAAGCGTAAGTTTCGACAGAGAAAAGGCATATATAAAAGACGAAAAAGCAGGACGTATCGTTGGAGAAGTTGATATGAAGATTACTATGGAACGATATGAACCTAAAAAAATGACAAGAAGTGAAGTGGAAAAAGCTATAGTTGCTTACTGCGACCCTGTTGGCACACCATGCAAAGAATGCAAATGTTATAAAAAATGTGTAAAAAGGATGCCGTTTGAATGGTTAAGTAACGAGGGGTTACAAGAATATTATGAATTTTTGTATGGAATCAAAGTGGAGGTAAAGGAATGACAAGAGAACAGATGATAGATACGTTAGAAGATTATTGCAACAAAAATATATGTGACAGTTCATGTGAGTTTGTACATAATTGTAAAAGAAAAGATTTTTCAAGAATGTCAGAAGATGAATTGAAATCGTGTATAGAAAGGATTACTGAGACGATTCAAATTAACCAAGAAACACAAAATACGTGTGAGGTAGGAGAGAAAGTGGAGCAGGTAAAAGTTTTAAAAAAAGCAACAAAAATATATTATCCAGATGCAATGAAAGATGTGCTACCGCTTAAAGAGTTTGTGAAAAACATTACAGATAAAGGATATAAGGTTGAATTAACAAAAGATAATGTTGTCAGTGATACCGTAGTGAATATCTATAAAGAAGTGGAGATGAAAGAATGATACTAAAAATCTTACTTGTTATCATAGGTGTTTTCTTAGGACTGGTAGGCAGTGGCTTCTGCCAGTCCGCTAAAGCAAGAGATACGATCACAATGACGTTAGAAGATTATGAACACATGGGAGAGATATTACACAGTTTGCCGATAAGAGAACGGCACAAAAGCCTTAAAGGAAAAGACGTGGCGTTATACAGATGTCCTAAATGTAAAAGCTATGTAGCGGAATGGACAGAAGTTTGTGAGTGTGGGAATCAGTTAGACTGGGGAGAAAGTGAGGACTTAAGTGTTAATAATGACAAAAGATAGAGAGATTATAAATCTTGATAATGTTCTTGAAATTCGGGCAAGTGAAAAAAATGTAGAATGTGAGTTAATGAATGGATTTATTTACATAATACAATCATTCAAAACACATAAAAAAGCAGAAGATGCATTAGACAAGATACTTAGCCAATATGACAGAGGACAAAGGGTTATCAAGTTATAAAGGAGCGTTATAAATGAATAACAAGATAAAAGAAAATGACAGTCCATCTTTAGCACTTGTAAACAGTGTAAGAGCTTGGGAACGACCAGATATTAATAAGATTGAGCCTAAAAAGGAAATAGAAGCTGTTATCAAGGAAATATTAGACAACACACCGAAAAAACCAAAGACAGGAGCAGGCTATTTAAGAATGAAAAGAGGTAATATAAATGAACGGTAAATACTTTAATAACAGACAAGCACCTGCACAACAACGCAGGGTTAAGAATCGCAGGGATGCAGATAAGTTAATACATAGCAGTTATACAGCATTTCTTTTATTGGGCACGATGGCACTACACGACCAATTTGGATTTGGCGGTGCCAGACTTGGAAAATGGATTGATAAAATGAACGAACTAAAGGAATGTTACGAAAAAGGTCTTGTCAGTGTACATGACCTGCAATCCATGATTAAGAACGAAACAGGAATAGAGATCAAGTTTTAATGCGTTATCAATGCGTTTTTAACGAGTTTTAATGCGTTTCCACTCAATAAGCATATAAAAGGAGTGTGATGTTATGAAATGTGTTTGTATAGGATGCACAGAAGCAACAGGCAGGAGTTGGGATTGCCACACAAGATGTGACAGCTATAAAGAGTTTCAAGCCAAAAACGAAAAAGAGAAGAACGTTATCAAAAGGAAAAATCCTTACTATAAGTCGTTATCAAAAGAAAAGTTTATGAAACGGAATGCTTTAAACAGGAACAGGAGGGGAAGAAAATGATTAGTACAGCTAAAGCAATAAAGAAAACCAGAGAAGCACAAGGAATGACACAAAAAGAACTTGCTGAAAGATGCGGTTATACAGTCACTGATATTAAAGCATATGAACTTGGGGAAAAAGAACCAAAACACATTAATCTTATGACTATAGCAGGAACATTGGGTGTTACGATGTATGAGATGTTTGAAAGAATGGAAGAGATTGAAGAACCAGAGAATCTAAATCTTGATGTTATCAGAAACGCACTGAGTGCCCGTAAAGCTATTGTAGAAACACCATTGGACAAAATAACAGTGATGGCATTTGAAGAGCTTATACAGTACAAAGAAACAGAATTAACACCCAATCAAATCAATGGGATGAAAAAAAGACAAGAAAAAATTGATCTCATGGCGACTGAATATGATAATATTTGCGAGAAATACGACAAACTATACGGAAAGGAGCAAATGTGATGTATCAGCAAGAAAAAGAAACACGATTAGATATTGATGATGTCAGAAATGCATTAGAAGCTTATGAAGCTAATATTGTAACACCGTTGGACCGTGTTATAGTGAAAGCATTAAAAGAGCTTATAGAGTACAAAGATATAGGACTAATACCGCAGGCAATAAAAGATATGGATAAGATGTATTTAGAAAAGTGCCAACAGGTTAACAGGCTAACGTGTACCTGCGAAATGTACGAAAGGATGGCTAAAAAGTGAGCAATATATTATTTATAGTGATGTATGGTATTGCAGAAACATCACTGGTACTATGTGGAGCAACAACGGCTATATATTTATTAATTTTTTGTGTTGATCTGGTAGTAAATTGTACATTACAGGAATTTAAAAATGATAAAAATACACAAAAAGTTTTAAAAATTGCAATGTTATCATCTTATGTATGTGTGTTATCAACTGTATTTTGTGCGATAATTGCAGGATTTAAAGGAGTTTAAAATGAATAAACAGTAACTTTAGAAGTTTGGGCACGATCATTTGGCTAGGTCGTGCTTTTTTCATATCAATGATAATAAAGATGGCAATTATTTGCCATCCGTCTTTGGTTTTTTATTGAATTTTTCCCATCTTTCTGGATATACTTCTTGAAACCATTCAAGAAAATCTCCAAAGAGAGCATCTTCGGCTTCTTTTCTTACTGCGGCTGCATCTTCTATATTATGATATCTTCCTAAATGGTATGTTTTGCCTTTAAATACTATTGTAGCAGCCCATTTTCGCCGATTTTTGTCCCAACTAACACCACGAACTCCAGATGTGTTATTCCGTAACATTTTTCTAGGCTTGATTGATATAATGGATGTATTTTCTATATATCCTTGTTCACATGTTTCCGCAGCCTTTTTGAGGTTTTCTCTGGCACTTCTTTGATGTGAGCAACCACAAGACATTTGTTTGTAAAACAGTCCGGCAGGAACTAAGTAGTGCTTTCCACAAGAACATTCACACTCCCATTTATACCGATTTCCAACTCTTATTTGCTTAATTGCTTTACAACCATAATCGTTAATTTTACCAGCGAGGTCAAATGGTTTATAGTAATTAGCTTCGGCAAAACATCCGCAAGATTGAGTTCGACCAGATGTTAGAGCATCGTATCTTACAGTTTTTGTGTTTCCACATTCACATTTGCAAATGGCATAAACTCTTCCTTTTTTTCTATAAGCATCTATGATAGTTAATTTTCCCCACTTTTCTCCATTAAATTCATTTGTATATCGTGGTGCGCTTTTACATTCTTCTGAACAATATTTTGCTCCTGGAGCACCGTCAAAAGTTTTTCCACATACAACACATTCTCTAAAAGCCATAAATAAACACCTCTTTCTGTAATGAATTATACATATTATATTACTAATGTACAAGAAAATTTCAGCGAAGGACCAGAGCTTTTCTGGTCCTTAATGTTATCTATATGAAAAGTTGTGATCTAAAATTTCTATGTTGTAGTTTCCGGTTGTACCGCTTACCTGCTGATGCGTGATGATGTAGTTAGCTGTGATACCTGCGGTAATGATTGCTGTTAAGATGATAGATAATAATATTTTTTTCATGATACATTCTCCTATGCGTTTAAATATAATTTTTTTAATGATTCATTATCTGGATAGTCTAAATCTAACCACTTGTCAAAAGCTTCTGGATTTCTCTTTTCTAGTTCATCCATAATCCAACCACGAACCATGGATAATTCGAGGCTGATTGGTACATCTTCGGTCATGTCAAATTCTTTTATAAGTTGTTCGGTTGATAATATGCTTAACATGGCTCTTGCGTTCTTTTCTGCGTTCTTTGTCATATTTCCCAACTTTCTACCCTCGTAACCTCCGGGGTGGGTGGTGCATGTTATGCATTGATAAGTTGCTCCCAGTTAGGGTGTTCCTTATCGAATTTTTCTAGCTCTTTTTCTCTTTCGTCATAGGCTTCGAGTTCTAAAGCTTCGATTTCTTCCAAGCTAAAACCAAGCTTAGAAAGATTATCAGCTAGTTCATCGCAAAGTGAAGAAGCTTCTAAATCTTGACGGTAAATGAAAATTTTTACCGCATTTTTATAACCTCGGATTGCTGAATTTTTAGCAACCTCTTCTTTAAATTTTTTGTCGATTTTTCTACCTCTGTAATAATCCATGATTTTCAACCTCCTAAATTCTTTCTAAAATTTTCTTACAAGCTTCTACATATCTGTCTGGAAGTGTTTCAGTGTTCATCTTCCCACCGTTTGCTCTCCATTCGAGATATTTTTTAACTTCTTCTTTTTCTTCTTTCAGTTCGAAAATGAACTCTTCATAAGAAACGAAGTCCTCATTTTCAACTAACTTTTCAATTTCTTTTCTTAATTTTTTCATCTTATTATCTCCTTTTCTGATTGCTTTGTTCTCTTAATTTACTTTTATTATATCACTTTAAAAAGTTATGTCAATATAAAATGTCACTTTTTATGATAATATTTCTCTTGACGTGGAAAGACTATATAATATATAATGTAGTAAATAGGAGGTAATGAAAAATGTTAAAGTACAAAATTGATGTATACGATGCACTGAAAAGAAAAGGATTTACTACATATAAAGCTAAAACTACCAATTTACTTAGTCAAAACACGTTAAACAAGATAAAGAACGAGGATACAGCTATAACGCTAAAGGCTTTAAATGCTGTATGCAATATCTTAGAAATGCAACCGGGGCAGATATTGGAATATGTAAGAGACGAAGAGGACGAAAAAAAATTAAAAGAATTATAAATATCACTTTACAAAGGGACAAAGATGTGGTAAGATAAAGACAGTTAAAGGAGATCAGCAAAAAGAAAAGGAGATATGAGTTATGAGTAAAAGAACAAAAATGGAAGCGCTAGCACGGAGCGTAGAAGAAAAGAAAAATACAATATACTTCACGGAACATCATCCGAATGAAGGAATTGACGACAGTTTGTGGGGATACAAGTATTTCTTGCTGTATAAGAATACATTCGGAGTTTTTCGAAAGTATAAAACGCAGCAGGAAGCGATAGAAGATATGACGGAAATTTTAAAAGAAGAATAAAAAATATATAAAAAAGGAGAATGAAAAATGAAAACAAGAGAGTATTATTACGGTGCCGAAGCCTTCGGTGCTGAATGGGAAGAAATGAAAAAAAACATTCTCGCAGAAATGCGGGAAAAATACAAGAACTGCAATGTTCAAGACGTGGATGTGCTTGAACAAATGCCATTTGATCATGACGGACATCATGCCACAGGGTATGAAGTCTTAATTGATGGATGTTGGGAATATGATTACGAAGAATAGAAGGAGAATAAAAATGAAAAATAGATTTAAAATTTTCGCCAATTATGGCGTTTTAGCAGCAGAAAAAAGAACTGTTTATAGTTACATGGCTCCGCAGTCTGATATTTATGATGATGTGATTGTAGAGTTACCAGAAAATGACAGCTTTAGCCTGTACGAAAACTACATGGGCGATTTGATGGTAGAAACAACGTGGGGCGATCGCTACACCGTTGATGATGTTTTAAACGATTTACATGATAAGCCGTTATTTAACGCATTAGAGAATGGCAATAAATGGCATCGGGTATATTTAAATATCATAGAGGACGAAGACGAATGAAAAAATATAGAACAAAAAAGGCTTGCTTGGATTGTGGCAAGTCTTTTTACGGTAGTGCAGATAAACTGTATTGCGACGAATGCGCGAAAAAAAGAAAATCTAATGTAATGAGAATTAGAGTGTGTAGGATGTGTGGCAAAGAGTTTTCCGGCGGTCCTAGAGCCTTTTATTGTCCGGAGTGTAGAAAAATACGAACCAAAGAAGCGCAAAAAAGATTTAGGCAAGGAAAGACCGCTAAAAGGAAGCTTGGGAGTGTCGATAAGTGCGAGCTGTGCGGCAATGAATACATTGTAACGGCAGGCAGACAAAAATATTGTTCAGAAAAATGTCAGCATGAAGCAGGCTTATTATTGCAAAAAGAATATAAAAGTGCTTATAATAAAGAGACAGAACAGACAAAAAAGAAGTTGGAAAAGAACAGCAAAAAGCAAAAAATTTGCGAGTATTGCGGTAAAAAATTTCATTCCAAAATCGCAAACAATACTTGCAGTGATTACTGCCGGAACAAACAGGCGCAGATCAGAAACGCAAGGGCACGGATTAACCGGGGCGAGAAAGTAAATCTTGACACGCTGTTGAAAGAAAGAGACGAGTATAGAAACAAAGGAGGTACGTGGATGAATGTAAAAAACCAGCATGGGAAAGAAGTAAATTTTGACGAAGCGCTAAAATTAATGGATGAAGATTTGAGGGAAAAAGTAGCATATGAATTAAGTTTGTCTTCCGATCAAGAATTTTTTAACAAATACGCCGAAGCACACAAGAAAAAATTTGGGGACACATGGGGACCAGATCAGGAAAAAATATAGAAAGATAGAAAAAAATTAAATAAAAAGAGTGTAAACAAAGGCACTTCCTACTATGATATAATTATCTTAGATAATAACCATAGTCGGGAGGTGTCTTTTTTGATTAATAACAAACTAAAGAATTGCTGTAACGATTGCGTGTACTGCGAGATCGTGACAGAGACAAAGAGAAGAGCTATCCCAGAGGATAAGACGGAAGTGGTACTTGTAAATATTAAGTGTAGTCATATGTGTGTATGTGGCAGGTACCAGAAAGAGGTGCAGGATGGAAGATAGAAGCCTGTGTTGTGCAGGATGCAAGAACACACTCTACGACAGAGGGATTATGTACTGCACTAAGGATAACGGCAAGAGATTGATAAGAGACAGATATTTGACTGTATGTGATGATTACAAGACAGCAGGACCGACAACAAAGGTGTATGCAAACGAAAGGACGTGAGACAATGGGAGCAGGTGGAAGACCGCCTAAATATAAAAGTGTAAAAGAAATGCAGAAGAAGATAGATGAATACTTTGAAAGCTGTGAGGGAAAACCATTAGTCATTAATGGGGAACAGCAGTACAACAAACAAGGGTATCCAATTATCTTAGACAGAAAGCATCCTACGATAACAGGATTAGCACTTGCATTAGGATTTAGTGGCAGAAGTGATCTGCTGTATTATCAAAAACATAAAAAAGACAGTGATAAGTTTTACGACACCATCACGCGTGCGAAGAGCAGAGTTGAAGAACAAATGGAAGAAAGTTTGTTTCATAAGGACAGCTCGAACGGTGCACAATTTGCACTAAGAAATAATTTTAAAGACTGGGATGCAGACAAGAAGCAGGAAGAGAATAAGACAGAGGGAATTACAATAGTAAATAATATTCCTAGAGAGTAAGGAGCGGTTGCATGGTTAATTTGACAGATGTGATCGCCCCATCTTTTTATACTGTACATTGGGATATACAAGACGGAAAACATACATATTACGACTTATACGGCGGTCGTGGTTCTACTAAGTCTTCTTTCGTGTCTGTAGAAATCATACTTGGGATCATGCAGGATGCAAACGTGGGAGAATACAGTAATGCGGCAGTGTTTCGAAAGGTTGGTAATACCCTAAGGGACAGTGTGTATGAACAGATAGAATGGGCTATAGATGCCTTAGGTGTAAGTGATCTGTGGGAATCTTCTAAGAGTCCGCTACAACATATATATAAGCCGACTGGGCAGAAGATAATCTATAGAGGACTGGACAAGGCAAAGAAAACGAAGTCTATCAAGGTCGCAAAGGGATATATCAAATACCTGTGGTTCGAGGAACTAGATGAGTTTGCAGGCATTGAAGAAATCAGAACTGTACAACAATCTGTATTGCGTGGTGGTTCTAAGTTCGTAGTGTTTAAGACGTTCAACCCACCAATCTCTGTTAATAACTGGGCAAATAAGTATGTAGCAGAAGCAAGAGAGGATAGCTTTAGACATAAGAGTGACTACACAACAGTTCCTGTGGAATGGCTAGGGAAGCAGTTCATAACCGATGCAGAATATCTGAAAAAGACAAACGAACGAGCATACAAGCATGAGTATCTTGGAATCCCTGTAGGACTTGGAACAAACATCTTTGAGCTTCTAGAAATCCGCACGATCACGGACGAAGAGATATCAAGACAGGAAAGAATCTATCAAGGTCAGGACTGGGGATACTATCCAGACCCGAAAGCTTTTGTCAGATGTGCATATATGCCTGCATCACAAAAAATCTTGTGCATAGACGAACTTGGTGGGCAGAAGATACGAAACACGGCAATGTCACAGTTGATTATTAATAAGGGATATAACGACTATACTATATCCTGCGGTGCTGACGAGATAGAAAGCATCTTAGACTTTAGAGATGCAGGACTTGTGGCAAACAAAACAAACGTATATCCGGGTAGTCGTAAATACTCTTATGAATGGTTACAGTGCAGGACATTAATCATAGACCCTGCCAGAACGCCAAGGCTGTATGAGGAAGTGATCGCATACGAACATGAGGTAGATGCTAACGGAGATATCAAAGCAGACTATCCAGACGGCAACGATCATTTTATTGATGCATTAAGGTATGCGACAAGTCCAATGAGCATGAGACGTGGAGAGAGTGCGTAAAGGAGACAAAAACAATGATGATAAATCTAAAAGATGTAACTTGTATACAAATTGGAAATGTAATGTTAGGCATCAAGGATATAGAAAAAATATCTATCCATGATGGTGGGGTTTGGCTTACGATTAATAGCGATTTGATACAAGGAGATATAGAAACAAAAATCGGAAACGTTAAACTGATAGCGGTGGAATAAATGGGTATAATAAGCAGAATGAAAGAGATATTAAGTAACCTTTTTAGACAAAAGGCAAGAGACGAATTTAAGATTGATACTGTTACCAGTCCAGAGATGCAGAGAGCTATAGAAAAATGTGCGTACATCTATAAGGGCATTCCGTACTGGTTAGACAAGGACGAGCATATAAAGACTATCAACTTTGCAAAAGCGGTGTGTTCGGAGACAGCACGCCTTGCTACACTTGCAATAGGCATAGAGATAGATGGCAGTGCAAGAGCTAATTGGTTGCAGGAACAGATAGACAAGGAACTGGAACAGGTACGACATCACGTAGAATACGGCTGTGCATACGGTACAGTAGTATTAAAGCCTAACGGCTCAAGTGTGGACTTGATCACGCCAGAGAACTTTATTGTAACAGACGAAAGCAATGGAGAGATTCAAGGTATTGTGTTTGTGCATAGAGAAATTTCCAGTGATGGCAGGACATACTACACAAAACTAGAGTATCATAGGTACATCGAGGACGTGTATCAGATAACAAATCGTTGCTATGCATCTAAGGATGCCAACGACACAGGGAAACCGATTGACATAGACGAGACACCTTGGAGGGGAGAACTGGAAAATGTAGGACTTACAAACCTAAACGGACAACGTCTGTATGCAGTCTTAAGGACACCGCAGGCGAACAACGTTGATTTACATTGCAGTTTAGGACTGCCGATTTTCTACGATGCGATAGAAGAACTTAAAGACTTAGATGTTGCATACAGCAGAAATACAACAGAGATATTCGATAGCCGAAGAATGTTGTTACTAGACTCCGACAAGCTGTTAGAGACTGGTACAAGGGTAAATAATACACAGGATGGATTTGAGAGAAGCAAGAAGCGGTTAAGACTTCCAGAGTACGTCAAGAATGTAAATAGCTCAGACATTAAAGGATTTTATCAAGAGGTAAACCCAAGCCTCAACACAGATACACGATTGACAGGAATCAATGCCCTGTTGTCTCAGATCGGATATAAATGCGGATTTAGCAACGGATACTTTGTATTTAACGAAACGACAGGCATCCAGACAGCAACAGGAGTTGAAGCAGAGCAACAGAGGACGATACAATTTGTTAAGGACGTAAGAGACAAATTACAAGCCTGCATGGATGATTTAATAGCTGCACTTAATATATTTGCTGATCTGTATCAATTAGCACCAAGAGGACCGTATGAAACCGTGTATGACTTTGGAGACATTACATACAACGAAGATGAAGATAGAGCGAGATGGTACAGCTATGTTACTTCCAACAAGATTCCATTCTGGTACTATCTAGTTAAATTTGAGGGATTCAGTGAAGAAGAAGCAAAAGCACTTGAAGAAGAAGCACAACCGAAAGAGCCAGACTTATTCGGTGCAAGCGGAGAGGAGTGAAAGCATGGGAAAGTACAGGATTGAAAAATACCTTGAATACCTTAATGGCGAAGATGTAAAACTGCCCGAACCATTTACAAAACAAGAAAAGCTGTTGCACAACATCTGCAAAAAAGGAGTTACAGGCAGTACAGAAACAGACAAAACATTATCGCAAGATGGCAAGCCTGCGGATGCGGCAGTAGTTGGGAAGATGCTAGATGCGGCACTAATGGTAAAAGACCCAGAAGAATAGGCAGGTGGGATTATGTTAACACCTACCTATCTCTGGTATGTGCCAGAAAAGGCAGAGAAGCAAGCAGAAGAACTACATAACAAGATAGTATCTGTCATTATAGAGCGAATGATGATAAGGCTAGGACGTGGGGAAGATTACCTTTTTACTCCTATTGACAAGTGGCAGATGGATGTATTGCAGGATGCAGGGTATATCTTGCAAGCGGTGCAGGCAGAGATAGCACAAACGACAAAGATAAGTATTGCAGAGATCGCACGCACTATGAAAGAAGCAGGAATCAAGGCTCTTGAATGGGATGATACAATCTACAAGAAAGCAGGTCTTGAACCAACACCACTCGGGGAAAGTCCTTATCTACAGAGACTGTTGCAAAGGAATTATGAAAAGACTAAGGGAGAGATGTATAACTTTACTGGCACGATGCCGAACGCCTGTCATGATAATTACATTAAGGCAGTGGATAAAGCATATACACAGACTGCAAGCGGTACGACAGGGTACACACAAGCGGTTAAAGAAGCTGTAAACGACATAATAAACAGCGGTGCAGACGTAACCTACCCTAGCGGACACAGAGACAGCATAGAAACAGCAACTACAAGAGCGGTTCGCACTGGTGTAAGTCAGATGGCAGGAGAGATCACGGATGCACGCATGGACGAGATGAACTGGGATATAATTCTCACGTCTGCACATTTAGGAGCAAGAATTGGAGACGGTGGAGACAACTTAACCAATCATTACTGGTGGCAAGGCAAGTTTTACAGCAAAAGCGGTAATGACCCAAGATTCCCACCGTTTAGTGTCTGCGGTATGGGGAATGTGCAGGGAATCCATGGGGCAAACTGCCGACACTCCCACGGTCCGGGGGATGGAATAAACAATCCGTTCGAGGACTACGACAGCGAAGAGAATCGCAAAGAATACGAGAAACGGAAACGACAGAGAGAGCTTGAAAGACGTATTAGAAAGACGAAACGACAGTTAATCGGCATGAAAACTGCTGTGGATAATGCAAAGGACGAAGCCTTAAAGCACGATCTTGACATGGAGTATCAGAAAAAGGCGGCACTATTGCAGAAGCAGAACAAAGCCTACAATGATTACTGCGAAGAGAACAATCTTAAGAAGCAGAACGAACGACTAAACACGGCAGACTGGAACAGGAGTCAAGCATCCTCAGCACGAGGTGCAGCGACACGATACAACAATGCACGAGGTAAATAATGGATACTATAAACAAAATTATGGTAGCCTGTGGGTGGATTATAACAATTGGTAGTGCGATAGGAGTCTTATATACTGCCTATAAGCATTACAAGAAGCCTACGGACGATTTGAAACATCGAATAGATTCTATAGAAACAGATATTAAAGAAATTAAACAAAAGCTAAATAGTGACTACAGTGCTATTAATAATCAACGTGATGATATGAACCTAGTCATGAAAAGCATGTTTAATTTGATTGAGAACAAGATCACAGGAAACAACATTGAGGGTCTAAAAAAAACCAGAGACGATCTGATAAATGCGTTGACAACACACGACAAACAGTGAGGTGTTTGCTTTTGAAAGTATATGATTTTACCGTACCCGAACTAAATATGTTCCGTACGTATTGCAACTTCACAGATGTTGAAAGAACATTGTTCGAGTATCGGGCAAAGAATATACCACTGGATAAATGTGCAGAGCTTATGAACGTAAGTCTGTCTACAGCAAAGAGAATCAGCAGGAGAGTTAATAACAAGATTATTAGAGTATGTTAAGGAGAACAGAATGGTAATTAATGGAAGAATTTTTGAAGAATTAAATATCACAAAAGATGGAGAACTGATTGCATCTATTGCAGACGGAGAACACGGAATCGTACATAAAGATGGCTATAAAGTACAGCTAGTTGTAGATGAAATCGGTATGACGTTTGCAGAAGCATTAGAAGCAATGAAAACAGGTGCAAAGGTTAAGTTACCCACATGGGGTGGGTACTGGTATTGGGATACAGAAAAAGAAACTATTATGATGCAGTGCAGAGACAAGGACAACGGAGAAAAAGGAGACTTATTAGATATTAGGGATACACAGATGGTTGAATACACGATCAGCAATATTTTATCTAATAAATGGAGAATCGCAGAGTAAAAAAAGAGGGTATTGAAAAGGCGAAAATCCATGATACAATATAAATGTAACAAGTAATAAGTTGTTGAATAAATCATTATAAGATTTTTTTAGTTTTAAATGAGAGTGGTTTGTTTCGGAGATACTTTTTCATGTTATAATACTTTAATCCTTTTTTTATTGTTTTGTTATGTATATAGTACGGTGGATTCCTCACGGAGTCCGTGGAAGTATAACTCAGTTGGTCAGAGTAGTCGGCTCATAACCGACCTGTCACAGGTTCGAGTCCTGTTGCTTCCATTTGCTCACTGTTGTGAGCATGAGAAATCATTTTTGAATTTCCTCAATTTTTTGGTTTAAATTTCATTTTTCAACACGACACCTTTTTTCATCAATTGGTGTTCCTCAATCTTATCCTTATTGTTCAAGCACCATGACCCCTATCATGGTGCTAATTTTTTAATTTAATATGATACTTTTATGAGACTTTAACGACCTGTTAGAGTCTCTTTTTTAATGCGATAATTTACACATAAAAGGGAGGTGGAAGAGTGAACGGATATAACTATAATCCTTATGCACCAATGTATCAGCAGGATACAATGCAGTTGCAGGATAGGCTAAATCAGTTACAGCAAATGCAACAGCAGTACAATAAACCAATGCCAGAGACACAAGTTCCAACACAGAATGTTAATTGGATACAAGTTGCAGGCATAGAGGGAGCAAAGAACCAGATCGTACAGCCAGGGGCTACAGCATGGATGATGGATAACAACGCACCTTTCTTTTATGTAAAGAGTGTAGATGGAATGGGCAGTGCAACTTTTAAGGTATTTAGATTCGAGGAGATACCGCCAGAAGCCACGCAGAACGCCCAAAAACAAAATGTAAACTATGATAATAGATATGTTACAAGAACAGAGTTTGAAGAACTTCTAGCAAAGCTAGGAGAGCAACCAGAGAAAGGAGAGTTAAGCAATGAGTAATCCTTTAATGAACATGATAGGCGGTATGATAGGAAACAACAACCCTATGCAAATGGTACAGCAGGTAATGGGCATGGTAAGAGGGTCTAACAATCCGCAGTCTATGGTTGAGAGCATGGCACAGACAAACCCTGCGATCAAGCAGGCAATGGAAATGTGCAAGGGAAAGAACCCACAAGAAGTGTTTAATAGCCTATGCCAACAGCAGGGCATGAATCCACAGGATATTGTGGACAAAGTGAACAAATAGATATTAAGCGGTGCACAGCTTGGTAAATAAATTTATGGAGGACAACAACAATGAATGAAGCAATGGGACTCACTGCGGCAGATGTAGCGGCAGTGACAAGAAATGACGGATATGATAACGGCTTCGGCAACGGTGGTTGGTGGATTTGGATTATCTTAATTGCTTTCCTTTTCTGTGGTAACGGATGGGGAAGAAATAACGATACCGCAACGACCGCAGGCGAAAATGCTTTCTTATCCGATGAGTTTGTTAAGAGAGATATTTTCAATACAAACCAGAACGTATCTAATACAGCTTGTCAGACACAGAGAGACGTATTAGAAAGCAGATACACAACACAGTTAGGATTACAGCAGATGCAGGCACAACAGCAGGCTTGTTGCTGTGAAACACAGAAAGAAGTGTTACAGAACCGCTATGATGCGGCTTTAATGGCCCAGAATATGCAGGCACAGATGGCACAGTGTTGCTGTGATATTAAGGAAACAATCCTCGCAGACGGACAGGCTACACGCCAGTTGATGCAGGACAACACAATCCAGAATCTTAGAGATAAACTTGCGGACAGAGATAGAGACTTACAGTTATCTAACTTCCAGATTTCGCAGGTATCACAGACTAAGAACATTGTGGATGCTGTTAGACCATTCCCAACACCTGCATACATTACAGCAAGTCCTTATGTATCCTATAATGGGTATGCATACGGTGGTTGCAACTGCGGAAGTGTAAATGTGTAAATAAATCAAGCTTGTTGGAAGAATCCATATCTACTAAGTAGACTAGCAATATATTGACGATAGGGTGTCGGGTTCGGCATCCTATTTTTGTTTAGGAGGGAAAATTATGTTAAATGCGGTAAATGTAGCACAGCAGGATGTAAACAGTGGTGCAAACGTACTATTTGCGAATACACGATATAGTAGCAGACGTTGTACTTGTAATTATGGGTGGCTGAATCATGTAGAGGGGTCTGGTCTGTTTACGTTAACGAATAGATCAAACTGTCCTATGACTGTAGAGGTAGAATTTAACGGAAATGTATCCGCTAATGCAGCAGGAGCAACGGCACTTGCTGTAGAGCTTAACGGAGAAGCTATTGGTGGAACAGAAATGGACTATACAGTAGTTACAGCGAACACATTTCAGAACGTGGGAGCAACAACGGTTGTAACTGTACCATCTTGCGGTAGCTTAATCGTAAGCATCGGAAATGTAGGAACAACAGCGGCAATAGTAAAAGATGCGAATATTATTATAAAGCGTATCTCTTAAGGAGGTGCGATCATGATTGAATTTACAAACAATCTTGAAGTAACAAAAACAGAAGATATCTTTGACGAGATCAACAAAAGATATGTAGCGGCTATGATGATACACGGTCAAATGGCAGACTATTTCAACTTCTTAGGTTTGAAAGGCTACAAAAGATTACATGAATACCAGTTTCTTACAGAAAGCTTGGAGAGACGTGAAGTATGCAGGTATTTTGTAGATCATCACGGCAAGCTTTTAAAAGATTCTTTTAGCGGTACTATAAAAGTGATTCCCGACTCTTGGTATACAGCCAGTAGACTAAGTATCGGAAAATCCACAAAGCAGAAAGCCGTAGAGGATGGCTTTATAGAGTATCACAACTGGGAGAAAGAGACAAAAGAAGCCTATGAGAAGTACGCACAGCAACTTAGAACGAACGGAAACGTATCGGATGCACTATTTGTAGAATGTCTGGTAAAAGACGTATCTAAAGAGCTAGAAACAGTTGAAAAGATGGTTACTGATCTAATCTCTGTAGGATACGACATGGTGTATATTACAGAGACACAGGACTGCATTCATGAGAAATACAAAAAGAAGCTTAAGGGGGTCAAATTATGAGTGAAATCAAACATGTTCTGGAAGAACAGCTAGAAAGAGAAAAAAACTCAGCATTAAAACAGCTCACAACATCTAATCTTGATGCAATGTATAAGATTACAACAACATTATGCAATCTGGAAAAGATGGAGCATGGAGACATAGCGGAAACCGTCATGGATGCAGGAGAGAATCTTATTAAGAAGTACAGCAATGGCAAGTATGATAAAAATATAGATGCATTGTATGACAACTACTTAAGTGCTAAAATGGCATACAAAGAAAACGGAGATCAAGGACACCGTGATAAGCTTATGGAATCGGTCGGTAGATTGATGGTGGAAGTGTATGATATGCTTTCTTCTATGGTTATTGATTCTGACTTTATGGACGAGAGAAAAGAGATACAGCGACAGATAAAGAAACTTGCGGAAATGTAAAAAAAGAGGGTATTGAAACGGCATATTTTAGGGTTTACAATAAATATGTAGGAATTATGCAGATTTGCCACAGCCTCCTTGTAAGTACAGAGTTTTTTAAGCGTTTTTGGTTACACGACAACAGGAAAAGAGTTCGAGGCTCGAGTGGGGTTCAAGTCCCCACATTTCTTTTACCTTGACTTAGGTATATAAGTCTTAATCCATTACCGCAGACATAGCGGTATACAAACAATGTAGGAGGATATATATGCAGAATTACGAACAGATTTTAGCAGAATTAGGAATCGAAATCCCAGAAGAGAAAAAGGCAGAGCTTAAAAAAAGACATGCCGAAAATTATAAGACTGTAGCTGATTATAATAAACAGGTAGAGAAAAAAGATGAATACAAAACATCTTTAGACGATGCACAGACCAGATTAGCAGAATTAGAGAAAGAAGATGTTGACGGTCTTAATACTAAGATTACAACATTAACACAGGAGCTTGCAGACGAAAAAGAAGCAAGAGCAAAAGAAGCTAAGCAGACAGAGTTAAGAGACAAGGTAAAAGATTTCTTATCTGATAAAAAATTTGTAAATGCAATCACAGAAGACTCTATCCGTTCCCAGATGATTCAGAAGTTAGAAGAAGAGAATGGGAAAAATGCAGAAGATGTATTTAAAGAACTTACTACTAAAGATGGGAAACCAATTGAGAACATCTTGGTTGACGAAAAGAAATCACCAGCTCCTAATATCCCAAGCTTTACGACTAAGTTCAACAGCGGAGAGCAGAAAAAGGGAACACAGAAGTTAAGGGAAATGTCTTTAGACGACAGAATGAAGCTTAAGGCAGAGGACCCAGACTACTATGCAACCTTATTAAATGACAGATAGATAATACCGACTCACAATATGGAAGTGAGCCGCTAACCTAAAAATCCCTTAATAGTTGTAGGTAGATGGGACAAAGATAAGTCCTTATCTATTCTTATTTAGGGTAGAAAGGACTTTTTTTATGCCAAGAACAGGATCATTTGGTGGTTTTGATTTTGACCCAGAGGTTTTCGCTGAGTTTATGTCAGAAAACCCAACATGGAATGATGCGATTATTGCATCTGGTGTGTTAGCACAGGACAATACAATCATGGACTTAATCGGAGAAAAAGGAAACGTTGCAACAATTCCTTTTTATACACCGATTGATGAACAAGACTCACAGGCTTTGAACAACGATGGAGAAACAAACAATACACCTGTTGAAATAACAGGAAAGAAACAGACTTGCATGTTAATCCAGAGAATGAAAGCTTGGAAAGCAAAAGACTTTACAAAAGAGTTAACAGGTGCAGATCCTATGACTCATGTTGCAAACTCTGTTGCAGGATTTTATAAGCAGGTAAGAACACGTGACTTAATGACTACAGTTGATGCAGTTTTAAGCCTGTCTGGTATGGAAAACCATATTACAGACTTATCTTTAACTGGCGAGGGCACTGTAGGAGATGCAAACAAAATTGATGATACAACACTTATCTTCGCACAGCAGAAAGCTTTAGGAGATTCCGCTGACAAGATGGGATTACTTGTATTAAACTCTTACATCTACGCAAAGTACAAAGCAATGGGACTTGTTGACTACAACAAATACACTATTGCTAACGCAGTAGAAAGAGAAGTAAATCTTCCTACAATCGGTGGATTTATCCCACTGGTAACAGACAGATTTACAGTTGATACAACAGGAACAAACCCAGTATACAAAACTTATATGCTTGGTACAGGCTCAGTATTGACTTGTGATAAGACAAACTATGAAAATCCTTATTATACAGACTACGACCCAGAAACATCTGCCGGTATTGAAAAGCTGTATACAAAACAGGGTTATGTATTACATCCTAACGGATTTTCTATTAATGCTAACAAGATTGCAAAAGAGTCTCCTACAAATGCAGAGTTAGGAACTAAAGGAAACTGGTCTTTAGCATTTAACCAGAAGAATATCCGCATGGGTGTTATTAAATCCAACGGATAAAAAGGAGTGTGATTTCATGGCGTACATTGACTATGAATATTACAAAACCCTTTTTGGAGAGAAAGAAATCCCAGAAACAGACTTTAATCGTCTGGTCTGGGATTCTTGCAAGAAGATAGATAATGCCACAACAGGCGTGGATAATGTTAAAAAGCTTAAGATTGCTTTTCCAACAGATGAAGATGATGCAGAAGCGGTTAAAAGATGTGTTTGCGAACTTCTATCAATCACATATAAGATTGAACAGGCAGAAACGAGAGTTGAAACATCACAAGGCTACATCACATTAGAAGATGGAACAGTGATGAGTAAGCAGGTAGCATCTAAGAGCGCAGGAAACGAGAGTATAAGCTATGTGACTTCCAGTAACGCAGGTACGGCTACATTGATAGATAAGTGTCTAGCGGATAAGGAAGCACAAAAGCAGTTATACTCTGACACAATAAGAGACTACTTATCGGGTGTCACAGATGCCAACGGAGTAAGTCTACTGTATATGGGAATGTACCCAACGGAGTATTTATGAAAAATTGTAAAGTAAAGATTTTAGGAACAACATATAAAATCAGATTCAGACATGAGAATGAAGATGAAAAACTACAAGAATTGTCTGGTTATTGCGATTATTCAAATAAAACAATAGTCGTTGCAATTCTTGAAAAAAGTGTTGATTCCGTTGATAACATTGAATCGGTTCAAGAAAGTGTGCTTAGGCATGAGATTATGCACGCTTTCTTATATGAAAGTGGTTTAGATCGGCAGTCTTGCAACACAGATTGTTGGGCAAATAACGAAGAAATGATTGACTGGTTTGCTTTACAGTCTAAAAAGATTTTCAAAGCTTTTAAAAAAGCAGGGGCATTATAGACAGGGGGATACGATGTATAACGATACAATCACACTTTTTAATAGGTATGAAAGTAAATTAGGAGATACATGGTATCCCTCTATTTTGCATAATACGAACCTAAACATGGATAAAGCAAGCATCGTTGCAAAGTACGGTTCTGACTCACAGGACAATGCTGTATTAAACGTGCAGTATAGCCTAAAAAGCGGTCAAAAGATGGTAGGTAGTAAATTATGGCTACCACCTAAAGAATGGCTTAAACAGACAAATGATAAGCTGTCACAGACACTTACGTTTAGTTCTAAGGCGAATAGTTTTGATTTCTTTATCGTTGGCGAATGGAAGAATGAAGAACCGATTGCAGAGGATGATTATATTGACGGATTCTACGAAGAGATGAAACTTAAGTATGATTATGTCTTTGCAATAACTGGAAGTGCCTTTTACGACATAATCCCGCATTTTGAAGTAATGGCTAAGTAGGTGGTTGTATATGGCTAAGAAAAAATTAGGAAATGTTAATGTGAATACACAGAACATGATAGCTAATATCAGTCTGGCGAGATTCGATGAACAAATACAAAGTGCTCAATATTGGTTAGATAGTCAAGTTATGACTGATATGGTCCCATATATGCCACATGAAACAGGTACATTCATTAACGTAACGAGAGCAAAAAGTGCTTCTCTTGCAGGTACTGGAATGGTGTGTGCAGGTACTGGACCGATGGGACGTTTCTTGTACTATGGTAAAGGTATGGTTGACGAATTAACAGGGTCTCCATGGGCGAGAAAAGGTGCTAAGAAAGTATTAGTCACTGAATTTGCAGGACATACCAATGCAAAAGTTGACTTAAGCTACCAGAATCCAAAAGCGACTCCAAAATGGTTTGAAACAGCAAAGAAGAATCACGGTAAAGCATGGGTTACTCATGTTAAGAAGCAGGCAGGAGGAAGTTGATGGCAGAAGAAAAGAAACCAGTCAAGTACGACATTGATGGTTTTGACGTGATCACAACAGCATTGCAAGAACTGGTAAATCAATTCCCAGAATTAAGAGAGGGAGACGAAATTGCATTTTCTACATTAGATGATGCAAGTGGAAAAGCAATGTTCCCAGTAAGCGGTGCAGTGATTGAATCAGAAAAAGAGAGTATCACTGGTCACGTCACACAGGTTTGTTTGTATCCATTTTGTGTGATCTACCGTATAAGCGGTGCTAATGCAAAACGTAAGGCAGACACGAAAGAGTGGTTGGATAACCTTGGTAAATGGTTGGAAAAGCAAACAATCACAATTAAAAACAACACATATAAACTAGAAGAATATCCAGTGCTGACAGGCAATCGAAAGTTTTTAACGATTGACAGACAGACACCTGCATATTTGGACAGTATAAACGAAAACAAGTCTGAGAATTGGGCTATCAATATTTCTGCCCGATATCAAAACGACTTTGATAGATAAATTAACTATTAACTGGTCTACGACAGGATGTAGATCACTGACCTTGAAAAGATAAAGGAGAATCATAATGGCAGTTACAACAGGTAAAATTGACCGTAAGTATATGGCTCATTTCTTAGATGCAGGCTCTTTGTGCGGTGGTAAAACACCATCCTATGAACGTCTTGGAAAAGACTTAGAAGAGTACAATGTCGAACTTAATCCAGATACAGAAACAAGTAAAAATATTATCGGAGAATCTACATTCAAACACAACGGATATGAGGTTTCCTCAGAAGCCGATCCTTATTACGCAGAAGCTGACAGCACATTAAGCCAGAAGTTGCAGGAGATCATTGATAATCGTTACAAAGACGATAATCTGAAAACTACCGCAGTAGAAGTACACCTATGGAAAGAAGCATCAAGCGGAGCTTATGAAGCATACGCAGAAGATTGTTATATTGTTCCAACATCCTACGGTGGAGACACAAGTGGTTACCAGATTCCTTTCACAGTTAACTACGCAGGAAACCGCAGAAAAGGTACTTACAACGTAACATCTGGAACATTTTCAGAAAGTGCTACACAGGACTTAAAAGACAACAGCAAAGCAGTTTTATCATAACAAGGAGTGCAGGATATGGAAGAACTTAGACGAAAAGTCAAAACTGGGGCATTAAATGTAATTTTAACAAACGAAGATGATGAGGAAATCGGAAGATTCCCATTCAACCCAGTTGATTTAAATATCGTAAGAAGATACGAAGAAGTTGTTACTAATTTGGAAAAGATGGAACTTCCAGAGGATGCTACAGAGCAGGATATCTTAGAACTGTCTGACAAATTAGAGGGGCAGATTGATTACTTGCTTAACTCTAAAGCTTCTAAGTCTGTATTTGCTATTTGCAATCCGCTAACTCTTACAGAAAGCGGAGATTTCTTCATCGAGAACATCATCGTGGAAATCGCAGATATTATTGAGCAGGTAACAGACCAGAGAATTAAGAAGAAACAGGCGAAAATTAAAAGGGCAACGTCTAAATATCACAAATAATGGAAGTTTGGGAACTTCCTACATCCATAGTAGTTGGTGGCATAGATTATGAAATACGCACAGATTTTCGTGCAGTTCTGGACATTTTAAAAACATTTAATGACCCAGACTTTGAGAACGATGAAAAGTGGATTGTTTGCCTTACCATTTTATACGTTGATTTTGGAAATATGCCACCACAAGACTATGAAGAAGCTATTGAAAAAGCCATCGAATTTATTGACATGGGTATCAAAGATGATGGGAAGAAACAACCTCATGTGATGGATTGGGAACATGATGCACCAGTTATCATCCCATCTGTTAACCGTGTACTTGGAAAAGAAATACGAGCTATGCAGTATTTACATTGGTGGACTTTTTTAGGAGCTTACATGGAAATTGGAGAGTCTTTGTTTTCGCAGATTCTTAGTGTTCGCATGAAGAAAGCCAAAGGAAAGAAACTGGAAGATTGGGAAAGAGAGTTCTACAAAGAAAATAAAACGCTTATTGACCTAGATGTTAAATATTCCGAAGAGGAATTAGAAGAACAGAAACGTTTGAACGATTTACTGAATGGGAAAGGGGCGTGATTGAATGGCTACACAAAAAGCGGATGGAAGTATTTATATCAAAACAGAAATTGATACAACCGAAGCAAAAGCAAGTGTGAAAGAAATCGCATCTCTTTTAAAACGTTTATCCAATCAAGTAAAAACCATTGGAAAATCAATGGAAAAAGCCATAAGTGGCGGTATAAAAGCACCAGATACAAAAGGTATGGATGTTGTCGAAGAAAAAGCAAAGACCGTGGCTGAGGAACTGGAAAAGACCGCACAGGCAGAAAAGAAGCTAGAAAGCATAGATATTAAATCTAATGCACTTGATACGTTAGATAAAGCGATAGAAACCACAGGACAGAAGCTTGCAGAGTTGGAAAAAGCACAGATGGATGTATTCAACAGAAATCAGAGTGCAACTTCTTCCCCTGCATTTCAAGCAATGGAGAGTGCCGCTTCTAAATTAGATCAGCAATATGAACAGTTGATTGCAAAAAAGAAGCAGTTGGAAACATCTACAACAGGAAAGACTGGACTGCCTAAGACTGGAAAGCTGACAGGTGGAACAGGTCTGGCAAGTGAGGAAAGTGCTAACGCATTAGCTAAACTTAATGCAGAGATCACAGGCACAGAAACAAAAGTAGAACTGTTAAATAACAGCTTGGAGCAAACAGCACAGGCACAACAAAAGATAAGTGACAGCTCTATCAATACTACAGCTTATCAGATTCTTGAGCAGACACTACAGCAGGTAGAATCACAGTTTAATCAAGTTGCACAGACTCAGCAAGAGTTGTTCGCAAGGAATCAGAGTGTTACTTCATCTCCTGCTTTTATGGCATTAGAGAGTGCGGCAGAGAAGCTTGGTCGGCAGTATGATTCATTACTTGCTAAGAAACGGCAGTTAGAAAGCGGTGGGGGAGCAGTACAAACACCTGCGATCAAGACAGCCCCTATGACTGGTGCATATTCTGCCACGGCATCTAGTGCAAGTCAAAAAGCTTTGGATGCCTTAAACAAAGAAATAACACAGACAGATGCAAAAGAAAAAGGACTTGTTAACACAAATAGTAGGCTTGGTTCATCATTTAAGAATGTCAGTCAGTCTGTGGACAGTGCTAAGACAAAGACAGGCGGTATTTCATCTATCTTTAGTAGAATGGGTGGAGTCGTATCTGGACTTGGAAAACGTCTTGGTGTACTGGCACAGAACTTCACAAGCACTACAAACAGTGCTAATAATGCAAAATTTTCTATTGGTCGAATGGTCGGTATGAGTATATTATATTCTACCGTTTTTGGAATGATTTCTAAAGTTAACAGTGGAATCATGACAGGCATCAATAACCTTGCACAGTATTCGTCAGCTACTAATGCTTCGATATCTTCTATGATGTCAGCATTAACTCAGTTACAAAACAGTTTAGCAACAGCATTTGCACCGATTTTGTCCGTAGTAGCACCGATTTTGACGGCATTCATGAATATGCTATCGAAAGCGATCACATACATTGGAATGTTTATAGCAGCACTAACAGGACAGAAATCTTTTACGAAAGCAAAAGCTGTACAAGAAGATTATGCGGCATCACTGAACAAAACATCCAGTGGAGCTAATAAGGCGGCAAAAGCTACAAAGAATAACGCAAATGCCACAAAAAAAGCAAATAAAGAGATACAGACATATCTTTCTGGACTGGATGAAATCCGACAGTATCAAAAAGAAAAAGATAACGATACACCTAGTTCTTCTACCCCATCCGCAGGCGGTGGAGGTGGTGGCGGTGGTTACACTGGTCCATCCATTGGAGATATGTTTGAGAAAGTTCCTATTGAATCTTCCATCGCAGATATTGCTAAGAAGATTAAGGGCCTCATAAAAAAAGAGGACTGGGAGGGACTTGGAGCTTATATTGCATCGGGTATCAACAAAGGATTGCAAAAAATCTATAATGCCATCAATTGGGATAATGTAGGCCCGAAGATTACATATTTTGTGAACGCATTTACACGGACATTCAATAGTCTTGTTGATCACATAGACTGGGATTTAATGGGACGTACTGTGGGTGCAGGTATTAATACAATTGTCAACACACTGAATCTGTTGATAGAGGGAATCAATTGGAAAAATCTTGGTTCAAAAATTGCAACAGGTATCAACGGTTTATTCAACGAAGTAAATTGGAATAATGTAGGGCAGTTGTTTGCGAATAAAATAAATGTTCCGTTTCAAATGTTAGAGGGAGCTGTAAATACTCTTAACTGGGCAAAAATAGGAACGTCAATAGGTGGATTTTTGAATGGTGCAATCAACCAGATAGATGTTAAGTCTATTGGTACAAGCTTATCTGGATTAGCATTAGGAATATTAACAACATTAGATAATGCACTTACTACAACAAACTGGTCACAGCTTGGCACAAAATTAGCAACATTATTAACATCCATTGATTGGGTCGGAATATTTGTCAATGCAATATCTGTTGCAGGGAAAGCCATTACGGCATTAACACAACTCGGTGTGTCTTTTATGGATAACTTGGCAAAAGGTATTACAAATGGGACACAGCAGTTTATTAGTAAGGGATTATCAGCACTGACCAATTTTACTGCAAACTTAAGAAGCAATGCAGGAAAATTAGTAGATTCTGGTCTCCATCTTATGTTAAATCTTGCTAAAGGTATAGCTAATGCCATGCCAGATATCATCAAAAATGTTCCACAGATCGTTATTAATATTGCAGGAGTCATTAACGATAATGCCCCTAAGATATTGGTCGCAGGAATACAGCTTATTGCAATCCTGCTAAAAGGTCTTATACAGTCTATACCAACATTGATTGCAAATGTACCAAAGATTGTGCAGGCAATCGTCAGTGTATTTACAGCTTATAATTGGCTATCACTTGGAAAAAGCCTCATCACAGGTATTAAAAACGGAATTATGAATGCAAAAAATACTGCGGTTGATGCTATGAAGAATACATACAATGGCGTGATTGATGCGATAAAGAATTTACCGTCTAAACTCAAAGGACTTGGAGAAAACGGAATTAAAGGGATAGGCAATGGAATTACTGGGAAATTGTCTGGACTTAAAACAACGGCAGGAAAAATATTGACCAATATTATAGAAGCGGTTAAAAATCTACCTAGAGAGTTGGCAAAAAAAGCGACATCTGCTATTAGGGGTATGAAAACTACATTTAAAAATGTTGACTGGGGAAGTGTCGGCATGAATGTAGTAAAAGGTATTGCAAAAGGTGTTGGAGATTTTGCATGGATTTTGGTTGATAAAATGACAAGTCTTGCACAAAAGGCGTGGGAGGGTGTGAAAGATTTCTTCGGAATCCATTCTCCATCAAGACTTATGAGAGATACGGTAGGTAAGATGATTCCTGCCGGTATTACAGTAGGTCTGGAAAAAGCTTTTCCAGATACGATTGATACATTATTAGACCAATCTAAACAGTTGGCAAATGTACCATTTACAGCACCATATATTACAAGTGGAGCGGTAATACCTGCGAAAGCATCCGCAGCGATCGCACAGAAGCAGAGTAGTACAAGTAGCAGTAATAATGACGTACTAAATTTACTTGAGCAGCTATTAGCAGTTATGAAAGATTTAGAATCAGATAACAGTGGTAACAATGTCAGAGATTATCATTTCACTGCACAGATTAACCGCAGAACGTTATTTGATGAACTTATCGAAGAAGCGAAACTAAGACAAATGAGTAACGGCAGAAACCCATTTAGCCTTGTGTAGAAAGGAGTAAGACATGGCACAGGATTATATAAAAATCAATGGTGTGAAAATATGGCAACCAGATTGCGACATAGCTGTAGCACTCGAAACCACGTATACGCAAGGTTCAACAAGGGCACAGTCTGGAAAAGGGAAATTTACACCGATGTTTACGGTAGAGCGTTTCCCATATACGGCTACGGATATTCCAATGTCAGAAGCTTCAAAAATCCTGCAAATGGTAGCAAAAGGAAAACCTTTTGATTTGCATTATTTTTCTGTGTACCACAATGAATGGAGAACGGCTAAGTTTTATGTCGGACAGGTATCGGACATAAAAATACAAACATTGGAGAAAAACAAAGAGAAATTATCTAGTTTTTCGTTCAATGCACAGGGGGTTAACCCGATATGATAAATGTAAGTAATGAGTTTAAAACTCTAATGTCAGAAAGACAGGATTTTAAAGAGTATGCAGAAGTTACACTTGCAAATGGCACAGTTTTAGAACTGACAGAGGATGATTTTTCAATAGATAACAATAGTCTGGTTGATTCTGCAGGGGCAAACTCTATTCCTTTAGGAGTTGCCCTTAGTAGAAACGTACAGTTAGAAATTATGAACGACGATGATCACTTATCTGATTATGATTTCTTTGGAGCAAAAATCAGACTATATCTGACGTTTGAATTATCATCAACGATAGAAAAAATTGAATACGGTACATTTACCGTCACTCAACCAGAAACCTACGGAAGTGTTGTAACGATTGTTGGCTACGATGATATGTATAAAGCAGATAAGACATACAGCACAACATTGACATTCCCTGCGACAGCAAAGAGTGTGTTGATTGATAGTTGTGATACCTGCGGTATCTTGATTGGAAATAGTAACTTTTTACATAATGACTTCCAGATACCAACCATGCCATCTAGTGAGTATACACACCGACAGATTATAGGTTTTATCGCTATGATTGCCTGCGGAAACGCAAGAATTGACCGTACAGGACATTTACAGATAATGACCTATGATTTTAACTATGACAGCGGTAATGTTCATACTTTGACCGATTACAACACTCTGACGAATGATACAAACGATGTGCAGGTAACAGGCGTGCAAATGACAAAGACTGTCACTAAGACAACAACCGATGAAGATGGTAACGAAAATGAAGAAGATGTGGAAGAATTAGTCAAATACGGTTCAGATGGCTACGTTTTAGAAATAGAGAATCCGTTAGTTGCAGGTCATGAAGAAACATTAGTTTCTTGGATTTATGAAAGATTCAAGGATGTAACGTTTCGTGGATTTACGATGGATTATATTTCTTATCCAATTGCAGAGTTTGGAGACAAGATAAAGATTACAGACTGGCGAGGTAAAAGCTTCTATTCTGTATTAACAGATGTAAACTTTGTATTCTTTGGATATACAACACTTAAAAATAGTGCAGAATCTCCAATGAGAAATCAAAGCAATTACACGTCAAGTGAACAAAAAGCACTGATTCAAGGGAAAGAATTAGTTGAACGTGAAAAGACAAATCGTGAAATTGCAGTTAAAAAGTTAAATGATACATTAAAAAACAGCTCTGGCATGTATTCTACGGCAGAAAAACAACCAGACGGCTCTACTATTTACTATTTGCACGATAAACCAACAATCGCAGAATCACAGAATGTTATCAAACTAACAGCCGAAACAATTGGTTTTTCCACGGATGGAGGTAAAAATTATCCATATGGTTTTACAATCACAGGCGAAATGATAACAAGATTGCTTTATGTAGAGGGAATTAATGCAGATTATATTAATACTGGTGCATTGACAGTCAAGGATAAATCTGGAAATATTATCTTTTTTGCAGACATAGAAACTGGTACTGTAAGGATTTCTGGAGATAACGTCACAATAGGTGGAAAGACTGCAACAGAAGCGATTAATGACGCAATCAATGAAGCGAAAAAGTCTCGTGCTATGATTATAAATCTTGACAAGGACTATCAAGCAATCACAACAGATTACAAAGGAGAATACACAGCGTTTCCAGAATGTCACACGACAGCACAAGTGTTGTGGGGGCATACAGATATATCTAACGATTGCAGTTATAGTATTCAGAAATCTAGTGGAATTGTAGGCTCTTGGGATAATACAACTCATACTTACACTGTAACAGCATTGATTGCAGATACAGGGTGGATTGATATTACAGCAAATTACCTTGATACATATACAGTTACAAAGCGTTTTGATGTTGCAAAGGTTAAAAGTGGTGCACCAGGTGCACAAGGAGACGGTACTTACCTACACATTAAGTATAGCAACGATGGTGGTAAGACGTTTACGGATGCAACAGTAGGCTCATGGATAGGAACTTGCGTAGATAGCAACGTAGAAGCACCCCTCGATGTTAATGCGTATACTTGGGCGAAAATCGAGGGAAAAGCAGGTCGTACATACTTTATGGAAACATCATCTAGTATTGTAAAAATGTCAGCGGACAGTACAATAGTTCCAAACTTCATTACATTGTCTGGTTATTATCGTGACGGAACAGAAACAGCACGTACAGCTTATAAGTGCCGATTTAAGATTGAAGAGACAGCAGACAATGAGACGTACAACACTGTATACACATCGACAGAAGATGAAACTGATATTACTCATGCATTGTACTCTGCATTAGCAACAGGCTCAAATGGAATTAGTGCTGATGAAACTAACGGAATCGCAATTTCACGAAATCTTACAGCACTTAGATGTACGATGTATGCAGCAGGTGGATTCACACAGATTCTTGACATTGAGACAATCCCAGTTGCAATAGACGTTGATGCACTGACACACGAAGATATATTTAATCTGTTGACGAATAATGGAGCGTGGCAAGGTATTTATCGTGGGTCTGATGGAAAGCTGTATATAAATTTTACTTATGGAAGAGGTGGAACATTAAATCTTGGTGGAAAAGCTGATACATATGGAGACGGGGAATTACACGTTTATAATTATTTCGACAAAGAAGTTGTGACGATAGACAATAAAGGGATTATAGTACTGAATTATTCACTTGGAATTTCGGCTGATGAAAAGCCAATATCATATGTGTGTATAACACCAGACGTGTTCGGTGGTATATATATATCTGAAAACAAGGATGGAACTGGTGCATGTGCGATTTTGTCCCCAGATGAGATTATATTAAAAAATAACAGCAGTGGACCACTTATAGTACAAACAGACATAACAATGCATATGACGGATGAATCACTTTATCTTGGGTCGATAAGTGAATATAAATTTCATTTTGGAAAAGAAAGATCAAGTTTTTATCAGCCAGTTACTATTGGCGGAAGTTTGTCTGTTACCGGAGAAAAAAACAGAATAATAGATACAGAAAATTATGATACAAGAAAGCAGTATTGTTATGAAACAGCAACCCCATATTTTGGAGACATTGGAACGGCACAAACTGATGATAAAGGAAAGTGTTACATCGACATTGACGATATATTTTCAGAGACAGTAAACACAGGTGTTGAGTACCAAGTATTCTTGCAGAAAGAGGGGCAAGGCGATTTATGGGTAGAAGAAAAGACCGATAGTTACTTTGTCGTTCGAGGCACTGAAAACCTTAAATTTTCGTGGGAAATCAAAGCAATTCAGAGAGATTACGAATTTGAACGACTTGAAAAATTCGATAACTCAGAAAAAGAAGAAGTGATTGACTACGAGAAAGAATATATGGAAGAAATCAACGATTTGATTAAAGAACAGGAGGAAATGTTAAATGAAACAGTTGAGTAGCTTTATGGTATTAAATATTGACGGTGGAGACAGGGTATCATACACATACAATGAGATTGACGATAACACAGGAGAACCATTGTCACAGAATAAAAAAGAAAATTTCTGGGTAGTAGATAAAGAACTTAAAAAGCACATTGATGCTATCAGAAGCTACGTCAGAGAAAACAAGTTGAATTAAGGAGTGATGTTATGGCAATCAATATACCTTTAATACATATCTCAGATTTAACAGAGAAAACGTCTATATCGGATGATGATTACATGCTTACTGGTGGAAGTACCGCCAGTAAGGTTAAGTGGTCAACGATTGTGTCACTGATTAAAACTAAATTAGGAATAAGTAAAATACAGTCAGATATTTCTACGTTAAATAGTGATTTTTCCAGTTTACAGTACAAAGATTATGGAATTGATGGATTTGCCATTAAAATAAATAGTCAACTAGCAATGATTTATATGTGGTATGGCAAAAGTTTGACAGGCGGGAATATATCTCAAACTTTATTAACATTGCCCAATAATATTACATTTAACAGGGAAGTTTTTACACCGTGTGAAATTCTTGATAGTTCTTGGTCCCCATGTGGAAATACTGGATACATAACTATTAATAACAATAAAGTGTACGTACGTTGTAAAGAAACAACATCTTACGGTGTCGTAATAGCAAATGTGATTGTTCCTGCATCATATGTCAATATTCCATAGTTCTATTATTTAGCGAGAAAAGATAATATGCAGAAAAGAGGTAGAAAAGAATGGCAAAGATAAATGATTTACCGCTATTGTCTAATCCGACAGAAGATATGTATTGTCTGGTTGGGAAAGATGATCTAAAGAAAGTACCATGGTCTGCGATTATGGGACAGATTGGAGCACCTTATATTGCAACTACTGTCGCAGGCATGACAGACAAAACAAGAGTCTATGTCTATCAAGGTAGTGAGTCTGGTTATACAAGTGGCAATTGGTATTACTGGAATGGGTCTGCATGGACTTCTGGTGGTACTTATAATTCGGCTGCGGTAGACACAGATAAAACACTTACACAATCAGATAAGCCTGCGGATTCGGCTGTAGTTGGAAAGGAAATTGGTTCACTAAAGGAATCTTTAGATTACAAGCAAAACACGGAGCTAATGCCCACACAATTTGAGACTATAGTTGGTTATTACAAAGGAACAGAATTTGTAGAAGGTCAAAGAGCATGGGGTGCAAGAATTGCAAGAGTATCAGTCCAAAGCGGTGAAAAATATAGATATATGTACTCAACAGATTTACCTACTATCGTTACATTTTTGAATGATGAAAAAAATGTTATTTCGCAAATAACGGTAGCCAGAAACACAAGAGGAATAATAGATGTATATATCCCAGACGGAGTTGCTTATGCTGATTTCTATAGTGCTTTCCACAGTGAGAAGTTTGAATGTTTGAAATATTCAAACTCTAGCAAATTAGAAAGTATGATATTTTCCGATGACATAGAATCGTTTAAAGTTATATCTAATAGATACTTTTCTCCATCACAAGAAGAGCTAGTTGTGAGCAACGGTCAACAACTATATAGTTATACTGCTACAGAAAGCTCGATATTTAGAATATCTTTTATACAACATCAGCCATTTACTGCATATGTTGATGATTTTTGTTGCGTAGACAGTAATGATTATGTAAATGGTACGGAAGTCTATCGGGAGAATTATATAGTGTATGTTCCGAAAGGAAAAACATTAAGAATTAATTCTTATATTTCATCAAATGAAGAAGAAAAAACGAAAATAGAAAAATATATTGAAATATCTGAAAAATATATTAATGAAAAGATTCCAGAAATAGAAGAAGTTGTTGATGTTGTTTCAAAAGATTTAAAAAATCCCGTTTCGTCAAAGGGGGTATACAATGCAATACAGACAAGCGTAGTTAATATTTCAACGGGCTTGCCATTTGTTGCTGTTGCATCAAGCGAAGCACCAAAAGCTATAAAATCAGTTTGCAAATTTGTATGCGACGGAACTGACGATAACATAGAAATTCAAAATGCTATTGATTCACTCGCTTCAACAGGAGGAAAAGTTTTTCTCACCAAAGGGAAATACTACATATCTACATCGATTGATACTGGTAACACACTCGTTGAGTTATGCGGAGAAGGTGCTTTGCTTGATTTGCATGAGGATACTAAGGAGTCTACCATTAGAGGGGGAACTATTCTTCAAGCGGTTGGAAATGTGGATTTGTTGCATATTGGTGGAGCAAAAGGAACAACGGTTCATGATATTGCCTTTTTCGGATATGGACGCAATAAATCAGATAATACAAGTTTTGGTATTCGATTTACTGGATATGCAGATACAGATAGAATTTATAATTGTGGATTTACGAATTGCGCCGTTGCAATTGGGTCAGACATTGCGACAGACGTTGTATATATTCATAATCTATCTATTCAAAGAAATAAAATTGGAATTAGGCTGTATCGCACAGATGCGGAAATCCATGATTGCTTGTTCTGCGAAAATATTGGAGCAGAAACTGTTGTGTGGGATAATACCACATACAATATCAACTGCGCTGATATCTGCGTAAAGGACGGCGGGAGTAAAATTTACAATAACACATTCAGACGAAGTGGTATGTGTTATGATATTTACAACGTATACGGCAATGAGAGCAAGCTGGAGTCAGATGTTGTAAATCCTATATCATCTGTGGTATTACTTGGAGTCGCAAAGATACTTTCTAATTATTTTTACGACCAAATTTATGCAAATTGCGTAAGGGTTATGAGTAAACCAGACTTTATATACATCGAAGGAAACTCTTTTACAAAATGGGGAAGAACAGAATTAGAGGACGAAAGTAAAAAAGCGGCTATTTGCTTTGAAAAGGGTAGCGTATTTGGCACAGTTATGAATAATAGATTCTATAGCGATAGTAATACTGATAAATTTACCGATAAATATGCAATATACGAAGTAAGTATCGGGAATGATGATAGTTATTGGTCTTATAGTAATACTTATGCAAATAACTTTATTGGAAATCTAACAGGGGAAACAGATAAAAAATGCGTTATTGTGGGTACATCCGTTAATAATAAATTTATTAATAATATAATAGCGGAAAAATATAAAGACACTGCTGTAGTTAACTAAAGCAGAATTTAGTTAACCAAAAGAAGTTTTATCAAGTATAAAAAACCCCTACAAACTGTAGGGGGAAAGTATAAAATTGAAGATTAAGTATGAAAAAATCTTCAAATACATATTAACATATATTTCCACAAAATGAAAGGAGAAATCAATTATGAATTTTAAATTAAGACTACAGAATAAAGCAACATTAATATCTATCGCAGGTTTAATCGTCAGCACAATCTATCAGATTTTAGGACTTTTGGGAATTGTGCCATCAATATCAGAGGATATGGTTACACAGGGGATTGGAATATTACTTAATATTGTCTTTGCAGTAGGCATTATTACAGACCCAACAACACCGGGGGTAAAAGATAGTAAGCTTGCAAAGAACAAAACAGATATTGCAGAGGTAATCGAATATAAGGAGGACTAATATGGCACATACGGTAGACAAGCTTCTTACAGTAGCCAAAGGAGAAGTCGGATACTTAGAGAAGAAAAGCAAGAAGAATCTAAACAGTAAGACAAAAAACGCAGGTAGCAACAACTACACTAAGTACGGAGCATACTTTGGCATTAACGGACCAGATGCCTATTGGTGTGACATGTTCGTGGATTGGTGTATGGTGCAGGCATACGGCAGGGATGTAGCAAAAAAACTCTTACATGGATTTAGTGCATACACTCCAACATCAGCACAAAAATTCAAAAACAATGACCAGTGGCATAAAACACCACGGATTGGAGACCAGATTTTCTTCAAGAACTCTCAAAGAATCTGCCACACTGGAATTGTGTATGCAGTCACAGACGAGATGGTGTTCACAATCGAGGGCAACACATCCAATGGAACAGCCGTTGTACCAAACGGTGGTGCTGTATGCAAGAAATCCTACGCAAAGAGTAACAGCCGTATTGCAGGATACGGAAGACCTGCATATGATAAGGTATCAGTTAGCTATACTACAGTTAAAAAAACATCTTCTAAATCTGCAATCAAGTGGTTACAGAAGAAGCTAAACGCAAATTGTACATACGCAAATAATCATCCGCTGTCTGTAGATGGTATCTGGGGAACTAAGACATACGAAGCACTACAGAAGTATTGGAAACAGTTGGGTTGGAAGACAACAGGAAGTTACGCAGGAAAGAAAACTTGCACAGCTCTGAAAAAAAATAGAAAAAAGTAGTTGCAATGTCGAAAATGATGTGATATTATAATCATCGTTGGTTACGAAATGTTCCATTTTCGTTCCAACCAAAATTAAAGACAATTGAGTTTATGCGGTTTGAGAGCATTTTGACCCCTTGACTTTTAATCAAGTTGTCCGGGGTTCGAATCCCCGCACGCTCACTTTAAAAAGCACGGTTTCCAAATGGCTAAATACCGTGCTTTTCTTGTATTTATGCGGTTTTTAAGGGTATGACCTGTCTAAAAATCATACCCTTAAAAGTAATAGAAAGTATCTAAAGTTTAGGAAAGTATTTGTTCCATGCGTGTTCCATGTTCCACTTTTGTTCCAAAAAATTTATGAAGCAATTTCTTTGCATTGTTCCATTTTTTGTTCCAGATTTAAAGCATCGTTTACAGCGGATATACTGTCCTCTTTTTCTAGCATTAAGTGATTGTATACTTCCAGAACGACCTTTTCAGAATCCCCTACAAGCCTTGCAATCATCTTTATGCTAATCTTAGGGAACTGGTAGCATAAGTTTGTGCAGTAATTATGGCGGAAGATGTGGCTTGTTAAATCCTCAATAGGACTTTCGCTGACCACTTGCATTGCTTTTATGATTCTACCCCACATTCTCCTAAATCCGCTTTTTGTCATTGGCCTGTAATCACGATTTATGAATAAGTATTTCCTACCATCTTTTCTAAGTTGTTTTATGTAACTAGAGATTGTATCGAATACGTTATCTGGCAGTGGCAATATTCTTTCTCCATTCTGTATGTTTTTTACTGTTTTTTTCTTTGGTATGTTGTCTGATATGTCGTGTGATTTGTCGATAGATACTGTATGTGCTTCTAGGTTAAAGTCTGCTTCTGTTAGTGCTAAGGCTTCTCCACACCGCAATCCACAGCCGTAAATGATGTAAACATATATTTTATCCATTAAATTAAAATCTGCCTTAAAAACGGCTCTCTGTTCGTCTGGTGTCAAAGGACGTTTTTCTTTCGCTTTGTAACTTATAGATTCAAAGTTTTCAAATATATCTGCGAATGATTGTGCGGAATAAATGCGATCACAGACAGCAGAGTTCAAGACCTGCTTAAATGTCATAACTATTTGTTGTTGTGTCCGTGGTTTGCCTTTAGCACCGTTCAGAATCAATTGTAAGTGGCTTCGCTGTACATCTTGTAGCTTAACGTATTTAATGCTGTCAAAATGGACGTTAAGCACATTGTCGTACATTTTATTTGTATTGTTGGCACGATTAGACTCTTTATATAGGATTTTCCACTGTCTGGCATAATCAATAAATAGTATGTCACTATCAATCATTGCCTGCTGTTGGTCCCTTAGTTGCTCAAACTCCTTTACGATTCTTTCTAAATCCTTTGAGCTTTTCTTGGACCGCAGGTGTTTATATCTCTTCTTTCCATTATCCTTGTATGTGCCATCCCATACGTTAGTGGAATAGTAACCGTCTTTACCTTTTTTAAATTTAGCTGTTGCCATTGTATCACTCCTTAGTTATAAATTAGTTAAAAATTGGTACAAAAAATAACAGCCATGCAAGAGTGGTTTTTAAAAAGATTGAAAAATAACATAGATGTGTTACAATATAAATGAACTTTCTATAATTTAATATTTTATAATCCAACGATGTTATGGAAAAAGGAGTTACCGATTCTTATTAGTCTTCACGGTGGCTCTTTTTTTATACCCTTGCGTGACCGCACTGTTAATGATACAATAATAGTTGGCTAGGCTTTATTAAATCAAAAACAGTGTTTTTGGAGACTGTACCACATTCGGGCGTGGTACGGTCTTTTTTTATTGTTATTTAACTTCCCAAGATTTACCGCAGTCTTGGCAAATTGCCATTTGTTTGCTATTAATATCTGTCTTGGATTTCTTTGTTTCTTTGTATTTAGATTTCTTAGGTGTTAATGCCCACAACCCTGCTGTAGCACCAATCATGGCTTTACGACCTAAGCTGTTACCTGCACGAGTAACGACACTTTTCTTTCTCACTTCGGCTTTACCTTTAGTTTTAGCGGAATCCTGTACAAACTCATATCCTATATTTAGACTGTGACATTTAGGACAATATGGTGCATCCAGATAAAAAATCTTATAAAAATCTTCGGCTTTTTGGCTGTCTACCTTTTTCAAAATCTCATAGTAAGCATCCCTAGACCTGTCTTTATCCGCTTTGATTTTGCTTGCATTAAAACCAAAATTACCGTTAAATTTACGCATTTCATAATCATAAGTTAACTGATTAATAGCATCATTTGTATAATCCAGTTTGACAATAATATCTTCTTTTGGATTCTCTTCTGCCTTATCAAAACGGCATAAATAGAAGCTGTCTTTTGCTACATAAAGTATATGTGTTAGTGTAGAAAGAAAACCACTATCTGTATATTTACCTGCTGTGATAATTAAATCACTAGGTTCATTAACAATACCTTTTTCTATAGCAATCTCAATCGTTTTTTCATCAATTTCATACTGCGGAACTTCATTATCAGCAGTAGAAACAGTAGCTAATTCTTTTAAGATTTCCTCTGTTGGGCATCCGCAGTTAGGACACGCAGGAGCTTTTTCAGAAAACTCTTTCCCACATTCAGTGCAAGTTATTAGTGCCATGTAAAATCCCTCCTTTTATAATGTATAACAAGCAACGTGACAACCACAATCGCAGGCAAATCGCAGGCTAGAACCCACGGTTTTATGCGGTTTGTAGGACTTTTTGCATAGTAGCATCACAGGCAAATCGCAGGCAAATGACAGGCAAATCGCAGGCAAACATCAATCAACTATGCATTTTCTTTTTTTAAAGTCCAAGAAACCACGGTTTTATGCGGTTTTCAGCACCATGCAAAAAGTTTTTTAAATTTGTGATTGACAAAACAATGTTTTTAGTGTATTTTTATTTTCTTTTATATAAATATATAGTATCTAAAGACTATAGTTATATATAACCTATATAGTATTATAATAATTAATATTTATATTTAATTAAAAAGAAAAAAATAAAACAAAAAAAGAAAAACATTAGAGCTGTTTGAATGCAATTAGCTGAGGGGTGTATCCTGTCAGCATTGCAAGTTGCTCTTTTGTATAATCTTTGTGTTCAAGTATCACTTCGTCTGGTATCAAAAGTTCAGAAGCAAATGTTTGTGCTTCTTGTTCGATAGAGTTCTCATAACAGTTCTTGCCGAATGAGAAGAAATAAAAATCTTCTTTGTGCAGGACTGCATGACCTAATTCATGAGCTAAGACTTCGTGATACTTTTTTTCGTTTTCTAATAATTTTTCGTTTATGTAAATAAAATCTCTTTCGTGAATCTTTAAATAGCAACCAGATATTTTTTTTAAGTCCCCAATCTGGATGATTATGTCTAATTCTTTTGCAAGCCTAACGGGGTTTCTGGTTTCGTATTTTTTAATCAAATTGTATACAATAGATTTAATTTGATTATGATTCATACATTCATATCCTTTCTTCACTTATTTTTCTGTTTAAGATATATAAGTGACATTTCATATTGAGCTAATATTGCGTCAAGAGATTCATCATCAAGTTTTTCCCCATCGTAGTAGATAGGGTGTCTAGTCCTGTTTTTAAGTAAATCTCTCATTCTTTCTAGTTCATCTTTGATGTCTATTACACGGTTATCTTTTTCTTTTTTATCCTCCTCCTTTCCCGTCATTAGGTAATCAACTGTTACACCGAAAAAATCGGCAATCTTCTGTAACTTTTTGATGCCCGGTTTACTCCTACCAACTTTCCAATCAGAAAAAGTTGACTTAGAAACGCTAGCTTCTCTTGCTACATCAGAATCTTTCAGACCTCTTTCGTCACGCAGTTTTTGATAAATTTCGTACATAAAGCACCGCCTTTTTAAAAAAGTTCCAAAATCCGTACAAAAACTATTGACAAGTTCTAGAATCCGAATTATAATATAACCATAAGTTCGGAAAAAAGAACAGCCATTGGTAAGTTCTTGTTATGATTTTTCTTTACATTTCATATTATAACTGATTTCCGAACTAAAATCAATAGAAACGTTCGGAAAGGAGTAAATATGTATAAAAAATATTGTGCGTTAAGGGACAAAAGGAATCTGACAGATTACAGAGTGTCAGAAGATACAGGAATTGTAAGGTCTACGTTTACGGATTGGAAAACAGGAAGAAGTAAACCGGGCATCAAAAAGTTAAAGGCATTAGCTGATTACTTTGGTGTGACAGTAGATTATTTTTTAGAGGAGAGTGAGTAGTGAAGAAAAGATATTCTCATAAAAAAATGAGAGCATGGTCAGAGTACCCATTGATTACAAGAATATCTTTTGTGCTTTCTTGTACAGCATTGGTACTTACGATTGTGAGATTGCTACTTAAATAGACTGACGATAAGAGCTATGAAGCTTAGAAGATAGCAGAAAAGAGGGTGTATATGAATTTTGATGATTTGTTCTATTACCTAAATTACGGCAGAACGAGAAAACAAAAAAAGAGAGACTTAATGTTTTTAAGAACTCTCTTCTTCATAAAGCTTGCTACATTGATTTTGATGATAGTAATGCTTGCTATTTATGTATATCTACTAATAGCGAAATAAAAGCAATGACAACAGAAATAAAAGCTAAAGCAGTATTGATAAGGACCATACCTTTAGTCCATAACCATTCTTTATGAATTGCTTTGATAAGCTGTTTATCATTTTCTAAAAATTTTAAAATTTCATCTTGAACCTTTTGATTTTTGGAATAGTCGGAAGATTTCATTTTATCAATGGTTTCTTCATCTGGTTTATCAAGATGCGGTAAAGGATTTTTAGACATAGTATACCTCCTAAGGAGATTATAACACAGAAAGGAGTACAGAAATGTATATTCCACCATTTCAATTAGGAATATTTGTAGGAGCTGTAGGAGTAATTGCACTTGAAATCACAGCTGTATTAATCGACAACTACAGAAGTAAAAAGAGGAGAGAAGCACGAAAGAAATAAAAATGCCCCATGCGGTAATGGAACTACCACACAGGGCGAATGTAACCACTAACCATAGCTTAGCGGTAAGGAAATTATAACACAATTTTTTTAACACCGCAAGAAAGAGGCGCGGAATGGAAGATAAGACAAAGCAGTGGAAAGACTTAGAAGAATACTTTGCAACAGAGGTAATTGAGCAAAGTAAACGGACAGCAAAAAGATGGTTTGCAATCTGGTTAATTACATTCATTGCATTGGTTACGACAAATACAGTGTGGATATATGTGTTCAACTCATATGAATACGTTCAGCAGGACGGAAGCGGAGTTAACAACTATCACACCGATATTGATGGAGACTTAGAGAATGGGACAAAGAATTAAAGCCAAGAAGAACGGCAAATACAAGAAAGTGGCGTTCAGACAGGCAGGAATGAAGAAAAGAGGATACTACCGCAGGAAGAAGCGGAGAAAGTGAGGCAAAGTTGGAAAAAACAAAGTATGCAAGCAATGATACAGAAGTACTAAAAAACAGATTACTAGTGACGGATGAAGAGTTACGTTGTGTGTTAGGGGTTGGAAGAAAAACCGCTAAAGCAATAGCACAACAGGCGGACGCAGTCGTCAGAGTTAACGGCAGAAAGTTAAATTCGATGGAAAAAATCAGACAGTACATTGATACAGTAGCAGGAAAGTAAGAGAAAGGAGTAAAGATGGAATACCCGAAAGCAGTCATGAAGATGGGAGAACTTGTTAAGATGGGGTTCCCGAGGTCGTTTCTGGATGAAGCTTATCGGGAACGTGGACAAGACTTTGCACAAAAAGGTGCTAAGAAAAATTCTCCAATCTTCTTTGACACTGAGTTATTTGAGAAATGGAGAGCAAGGAAACAAAGAGAAGAAAACAGAGCATTGAGAGGAGAAATGATATGAGAACAGGAACAGCAATTATGGTTTTAGGACTTGCTTTAACAGGTCTAGGAATCACACCGTTTGTATTCATGGCAGTCTGTACAATCGCAGGTCTGGCAGAAATCGAAATGGAGCGTAAAGGATGGAAATAAAAAAAGCACCCAGACGTGCAGGTCTAAAGTGCTTAACAGTTTGAAAAAATGTAATTTTGTATAAATACATATAAACCGATTATAGCAGGAAAAGGAGAATGTGACAATGATTATTACAAAAAAAGAGTTTAAGGATGCGGTTAAAAATATTATCGTTGATGGAATCAACAACACACGACAAGAGAATGTAACAGAGGAAAAAAACGCAGAAGCTGACAAAAAGGTAGCAACAGTGTTGACAGACTACTATGAAAAAGTAATTAGAAACATCTTTTGCGGAGATTGTTGGACGTACAGTAAAGATGAATTAGCTACTGTTTCGGGTTCGGTTTTAAATGATAGATTTTCTAACAACTCAGAACCACTGGTATTTATGGAAAATGTGATGTGCATGGCAACCACTAGATTACTGATTAGCATGTTAGAAGAAAAAATGCAGGAAGAAGAGCCACAGGAAAAGGAATTTGACGTAGAAGAGATTCTTAAAGAAGCAAAGGAGTGTGAGTAGTCATGATTATCACAGGATACACAAATGAATACGGAACAGTAATCCCCATGGAAGATGCAGACGATTATATCAAAAAGAGAATAAAAGGAAATGAAGAAGATAGAGAGTGGTTCATCGACTATATGTGGGATGTACTGGAAAACAATATGGATGAACTCTTAAAACTTAGAGAAGCATTTTTTGACGATGTATGCAGTGACAAAGAATGCGACGAGCAGGGAAATGCAATTCCATATAACGGAGAATATGAACCAGAGGGGAGATAGATAACATGACAATACATGAAAAGATGATGAAGATTCAGACAACATTGAAAGCACCAAAAAATCTAAGAAACTCATTCGGTGGGTATATGTACCGCAACGCAGAGGGAATCTTAGAAGCTGTGAAACCACTTCTGGAAGAACAGAAGCTTGCAATGTACATAACGGACGATGTAATAGCGGTTGGCGATCGTGTCTATGTAAAAGCAACGGTAAAGGTGCAGGACATTGAAACAGAAGCAAGTGTAGTAACAACAGCACTTGCAAGAGAAGCACTTAATAAAAAGGGAATGGATGATTCCCAGATAACAGGAACGGCTTCATCATACGCAAGGAAATATGCCTTAAATGGAATCTTCTTACTGGATGATACAAAAGATGCTGATACGGACGAAAATCAAAAAGAACGCAAAGCAAGAGCGGACAAGCAGACAGATGATAACAACGCAGAAGCAATCAGAGGTATGAAGATTTCAAAAATCAAACAGGACACACTTTTGAGTCTGTGTGATGAAATGGCATTTGATATTAACAAGATTCTTGCATCTTATCATCACAAATCCATTTCAGAAATTACCGAGGGAGAATATCAGTACATTGTAGCCAACAAAGACAAGGCTAACGTAAGAAAGATTTGGAGCTGATTAGATGGAAACTAAAGCCAAAATACATGATATATCCATTGATTTTGAAAGTGGAAAGCAGGTTATTTCCCTTGTGTGTGAAAAAGACATACGAGGGGAATATGACCGACTAAAAGACAAAGAATGTCGGCTTAAGGTTGTTCAGTACCGTGAGGGCAGGAGTTTAGATGCCAATGCATACTTTCATGTACTGGTTGGGAAGATTGCAGAAGTAACGGATAACAGCAAGGTATATATAAAGAATAAACTCATAGCAGAGTACGGACAGCATGAGATTATAAACGGTTCTCTTGTATCACTTCCGTTGGATAACGATATAGAAGTGTATGACCTTGAATTTTGCCATCTACAGCCGACAACCCAGACAACTACCAATAAGGCAGGAAAGCTATTCAGAATCAATCTGGTAATGCGTGGGAGTCATACCTACGACACAAAGGAAATGTCTGAACTGATAAAAGGAACTGTTGCAGAAGCAAAAGAACTTGGAATTGAGACAGCAACACTGCAGGAGATAAAAGAAATGGAAGAAAGGTGGAGAGTAAAACTTGAAAAAGCTAACTAGTGTATTTACAGAAAATATGGACTGTTGCATTTACACAGGTTCTTACATAGTGGAAAGACATCATATTTTCGGTGGTTCTAATAGGAAGAAAAGTGAAAAATATGGATTTGTCGTACCACTAAGACCAGACTATCATCCGAACGGTGTACATTTTAACAGAAAAAATGGAGACATAGATACAAAGCTTAAGACGATGGCTCAAACATATTATGAAGAGCATATCGGTAGCAGGGAAGAGTTCAGAAAGGAGTTTGGGAAATCATGGCTGTAACATACACAATCCAAGGAAGACTTGACGGACTTAACACTTTTATTTATGCAAACAGGACCAATCCATACAAAGGTGCCAGATGCAAAAAAAAC